GTCAAATCTCACCCGCACCGGCAAGTAGCCCGAGGCGGTCTGTTGAAATACCTGCTCCGAGATCGCCAATTCTGTGAGGTGCTTTCGCTGATAGCCGTTCAGCGTAGCGATGACCAGCTGACCGGTGAGTGTGCCCAGCTTTGATACAGTCTCCTCCTCCCGATCTGAATAGGCAAAACCCACCGGCAAGGCTCTGGAGATGGACTCTTCGGAAGTACGGAGGGATTGTTTTCCCCGACCAAAGCACAAGGTATGATCCCAAGCCCCAAGGGAATTGAGGAATAATAGCTTCTTGAAATGCTTTTTGGCAGCATACACTTCATAGGTGCGCTTCTCAGAGAGTACGACCTCAGCCGAAAAGACCTGCAGGTCATAGGAGGTAATGATCTTGGAAGGATTCAGTGACTGTAATCCCAGCTGTTGAATCCCTGCCGGGAACCGATACACTTCGAACGGCGCTACTGTATTGACCGACTTCACCACTTGATCCACAGCCGTATTGTCCGAATAGCGAATAGTAGCTTTCAGACTGAGTGCAGAGTAGATTGGATTATTTACTACGAGGTGGAGATAGGCATGTTGATCGGATGCGATTGGCTGCGTGATCGGCTGCCAAGTCAGGAAGGGTTGGGTGATGTCCAAATAGGAATCAAAGAACGTCTGCTTGGCAAACTCCTGATCGGATAGCCCTCCAAAGAGCACATAGAAGGTATCGTTGGTCGTAGTCGCATCAGGCACCGGAGGCGTGCCGTACTTCTGATAGTACCGGAGAAAGAATCGCTTGAATGCGCTCGACACCTGGCGTACCTGAGCATCGGCATATAGCGGAGCATGAGATTCCAAAAAGGCATTGAGCACCTGCTGCACATTGAAGGAAGTACTTCCATCTTGCTTGGCGGGATGCTCCGACTCGTATTTCTTAATGAAGGAATCAGACTGATAGACTTCTTCCAGGAATACTTCGCAGACATAGGACAGGTTGTCTTTGCCTATCATAGAATCTACAGCAAGCTGGAGCCAGATTGGGTTTTTGGAGAAATAGAATTTGAAATCCTGAATTACAATCACAGTGGACTGCTGGCATCCGTTGGCATCGGTGACGGTGAAGGAATAGACTCCGTTGGTCAGATTGGTACGATCGCGCACCACCGCTCCATCCGACCAGAGAAAAGAATAGGCTGGAGTACCGCCCGTGATTTGGTTGCTGATATTTTTCCCGCTCTTATTGACCGTGATCAGGATCTGAGTCGGTTGACTGATCACTACGGTGAATAGTCGATTACATCCGGAAGAGTCTCTGACCGTGACGGGATAAGATCCTGCAGGCAGATTGGTTCTGTTCTGAGCCGTAGACCCATCTCCCCACACAAAAGTATAGCCACCCGTTCCACCACTGGGAGCGGTGGCCACTGCTCCCACACCACCAAAGCAAGCTGGCGGCGTGACGGTTGGATTCAATACGAGCTGAGTAGGCTGACTGACGACAATGCCAGATAGGAATACCTGATTGCCTGCTGCATCACTGACCGTGACCGAGTAGGTACCAGCAGGAAGTGATCCCCGAAAAGCAGTATTGGCAGTACCCACTGACCAGGCAAAACTATAGGCACCAGTTCCGCCGCTGGTAGCAATGGAAATGGCCCCAGTGGCTAGTCCAAAGCAAGTTGCAGGCGTGATGGATTGGACCGTAGCGACCAATACACTTCCTTCTTCTTGCGTGCCGGACTGTTCTGAGAATTCATACTCAGAAGTTTCCCGATAGTAAGGATCCGCGGTTTCTTCGTAGCAAGCCTGATCCGTGAAGCTGTGAGCTGTTACATTCTGAGGTACTGCCAGAAACTTGTTATAGGTGGACGAACTGGTGTTGAATGAATCCATGATTTCATTCGTTACCAGAAATTTCAGTAGGAGCTCAAATGGCAGTGCCTGGGAAAGAATCACGTCGATGGTGAGTACGCCGCTTTGGGTACCGCCAGATCCCTCAGATCCCTGATCTGAAAACAGGATGTTGCAAGCGTTGATCGTGACGGTGACGTCTACGCTTCCCGCTACTCCTCCGTTGATGTAATTATAGGTTTTGGTGGACATCAGTCAAATAGTTCTGAATCGAATCGATCCGTGTCAAGGTGAAAAGCATTCTCATTTGGAATGCTGATCGTGAAATAAAATTTGGTACCGGCAAGGCTGTCCACTTCCAGATTGGAGATCTTCTCCATCATGGTATCATTCCATTCAAAGTATCCGTCCTCAGGGGCATCTTCATAGTATTCACTGAGAAAAGAAAGAATATCGGTACCTATCCGCTCCGTGCGGTCAAATACCTCGTCCTGCTGATCCCAGTTCTCCCGATGCATCCGATCGAGAATAAAGAATTCGGCTTGGAATACTTTGCGCTTCGCATCTCTGGAGTCTGTGGCTTCACCTTTCGCCTGATAGGCATTGAGTAGTAATGCAGGGAAATAGAGCTTGTTTTTCAGTGACTTGATAAATTCCTTAATGTCTTCACGCGCCAAGACCGGGTGTGAGGATAGATTCATCCGTGAGAAATGAGATTCGGATTCGCTGTGATGGATATCCTTGTGGTGGGTAGCCATCTTGCGAAAGAAACCGGTGTAGGTCTTATGATCTTTGATCAGCATTAGGATCTTGAGTTAGATTTTCTTGCTTCCTGCTGTTGCTTGGTCCACTCATCGTCTTTGAGCGTGTACTCCATCTTCAGCATCAGCTTATACATTTGGCTTTTTAGGGTTTGAGATTCGTTTCCAAACTCCGCTCCCGATAGCTTAAGGATAGTTTCCTGCCATCCAAATGATTCTGGACCCTCCGATTTACTGGTAAACACCCGGGCAAATACCGATTCCCATTCAAACCGGCATCCCTGGTACCAGAGTACCACTGCCTGCTTGATACGGATATCCACCTTTGCTAGTGTCTTCATGCGATCGAGTACCTGGTGATCTGCATACGGTACGCGGTTATCTGCTACACCATACGTATCAATGTGTCTATAACCCGGTCGGTATAGAATCGCAATGAATCGATCCAAGTTGAATGCTAATCCATTATTTCGGTAATCGATGTAAGCCTCATCCGCATCCGTCCACTCATCCGCTGTCAGTCGGGAAAAATCCCCCACCGGTCCGAGCAGCGTCCCCCCTTTAGCCTTTATTTTGGAAATAGGATTTGTGGTAAGCGTGATTTCCTTTTCGATGAAATCGACAAAGGGGAATAGGTCAATCAATCGATCGCCTCCCAGCATCAGCAGGTGATACCATTTGAATCCCATCAGTATCCTGACCAGCTCGATCCTCAGCCGGTAGATGTCATGCTGCTTAGAATGCAACAAGCCTGCTACCTGTATGAGTTGCTTTGCAGTCAATTCATTCCAGGTAGCAGGCACATCGACCGCGTAAGTCGTGCTGCCCAAGATCTTCCGGTAATAGATTACCTCGATCTTGCGCATGATTTAATTTCCTCGCTGTGGGATAAGTATCGGTTTCAGCCGCGACAAAGGGATGTAGATCTCACCCGGTAACAGTCCGGCAGGTGACATCACAGCACTCACGAAGTCTGGAGAAAATGGCTTGATAATGTAATAGCCCAAATCTTGCTTTTCACCCGGAATCATCCTGATTATAGTTTCCGGATTGCCCGCTTGATTTGCAACGGTATGACTGTAGTCCTTCAGCTTCCCTTCGCCGTAGTCTTGGTAATAGAATTGGTAGAAGTCGGGCGTGCTTGTAGCTACTGATTTGACCGTATCTCTGATCACCGCTGTGCGGCTGAGATTGCAAGAGGTAAGCAAGCCTGAAAATAAGATCAGGCAGCTAATGAGAAAGTTTTTCATGATTGAACTAGTTTGATTGATTGAAGTAGTTTGATTGTTTGAACTTAAATTTTGAATTTTTTGGATATAAACCAGAGGACAGCCAAAAGCGCAATCGCTACTGCAATGCCTGCACCTATCCAAGGAGTCATTGAAGGCTTCCTGTCAATTTTTTTTGATGAGCTTTCCGTTGATCCTGATTCTCCTTTTTTTTTTGAGCCGGTGGATTGGGTGGAGTCGGTTTTGGTGAAGGATACAGAATCCGAGGAGTTGAATTTCTCAGTCTCTACCGTACTGGACTCAATCACCGGATTGTATCCGATCGCCTGAATCGTGCGATCTGGAAGGACCAACACCCTGGTAAGTGAATCAAAGCGAATCGTGAGCAGCCCATCGCGCCTGATTAGCAATTCATTGATTCGGTACCAGTCCGCATTGATGTAATCGTACCTACGCACGCTGCTGTCAGCGGTATCGATAGTCTCAAATTCAAGATTAAAGGCGTCTGTTTTCTTTTGGGTACGGCAGGAGATTACCCACAGAAAAAAAAAAACGGTCAATAAGAATGCATTTTTTTTCATAAGAAATAGAGATTGGCTTCAGCTGCTCTTCTTCGTGTTAAACCATTGAGTACTTTTCCTTTTGCTTTATTCCATCTGCTGAATTCTAATCTTATTCTCGGATCATTTGGATTTGCATTGACATACTTCAATAACGTGCTGTCCCCTAATCCTTCAGGAATATCATCATCATCTATATCAGAGCCCACGTTATACGAGAAGGAAACCAGCGCGCTAAATTGGTTTTGATTAACATTGGTTTTCAGTAAAAACACAACATCTTTTTCGAATTGAGAAATAATTCTTGAAAATAGCGTGTCTGCCCGCTCTTGAGTGATAATATCACCCTCGAGTACTTTGCTTCCATTTTCATAGAATGTATTTCCCCAGCCTATCGTCCATACTCCGGCCGGGCATTTGTAGGACTTAAGTTTGCAGGACTCGAATTCATGAAGGATCGCTATCGCCGCTTTGTTCGTTTTCATTAGTTGTGTCGGTTGGAATGAAATCATTGTTTTGTGAAAATCTTCGTGCCATGAAATCTGATATACTTCCATCGAGCGACTTGAGCGCAATCAGATGAAGCAGGCACTTCATGAAATTTTGAACACTGAAAAAAATAAAGATGCTGCTGGGCATCCACGAAAACAGCGGCTCAGCATTCGACATGTGAAAAGCAGCACTCAGTGCAAACGTATGTGCAATAAGTTTTGGAGCAATCCTTCCGAATTTGTCCCAGTTGAATTTTTCCTTATCAATATGCATGGCTTTGATCGTGCCTAGAAAAATCTCAGCAAGCATCAGCGATATAAATACCATGTACGTATAGAGCGGAGAAAATATCCAATTTTCCACCCATCCACTCACGCCTATAGTGAAGGATAAAATTAAGATTATACCGGTCATGGTTTTATTTATAACCAGAAAAATGTAGGAGTTCATTGACTCCCATTCCTGAAATCCAAATGACTTGGCAGTTAGGTTTAGTGCTTCCATTACAAATTGAATGGACTTGCTTAGTATTTTTTCCAGAATCATGCGCGGTAGATTCTACGGTCCGAGGGATGAATTGAATCTTCTTCGATCTGTGATTTCAGCGTTTTGGAATAGTAGTCCGATGCGAACCAAAGTGGATAGGCTGCCGCTGAGGCAGTGGTGTTCAGGTACTCTTTCATATTCGACAGGTAGTAGCCACCACGGCCGCGAAGTGTCCAGGCTTTCTTTTCGGTCAGTGCCAGGTCTGCCATCTTGGAGGTACGGGCATCACCGGCAAGTTCCAGTTGATTGACCACCACACCGGAGTAGTTGACTTCGACCGGTAGCGTAGTCAGCGCTTCCTCGATAGTGAGCTTGGCTATGGCAGGACGAAGGTATCGTTCAACCAGTTTTTTGTTTTCTGGGGAAAGATTACCCTCTGATAGCTGAGTGATCAGCTCATTATACATCGCTTCCGGAAGGAGTGACTTGATGGATTGCTCCTGAATGTCAATCATAATCGTGCGAAGTGCCTGAAATGTCAGCGATGATCCCTGAATATTCTCCCCTGACTGCTCAAATTCAATGGCAGAACGGATCATCAACCCTTTCTTTTTTTCATAATAGGCAGAGCCAAGCCACTCAGGGTAGTCCTGAGTATAGGTTTCCAGTACAGAAAGAAATGATTCTACTGCTTTGAAGCCACGATTGGCAGCCACATCCCGGAATCTCATGACCTGTCCGCCGTATGCGGCCTTCTCGGTAGTAGTCTCGGTACGCATAATGCCCGAATCAGAGACGAGTACCTCAATCTCGGGACCTGCTTTCCATACCGCAAGACAAGCAAGTGCAGCCGTCACATACGGCGCAATCTTTTCCAGTCTTGGAGTCAAGTTGTTTGAATTGGTAGCAGCGATAATTTCCTGAAGCAAATCAGACCCGAGGTAGAATGTGAGATCCTGCATCTCCACTTCGTTCAGCGCGGGAAGCAGTGTCTTGATATCAAGTCCATTGGCTACACGGATGTAGTTTTGAACTTCTGCGATGGTGGTAATAAGTTGTGCCATTACGAAGATTGTTGTACAGGTTCAGCCATTGGATTCTTTGACGGCGGTAGATCCGCAGCCGCAGAACTTGAAGCGTTCAGCGAATTTCGGGATTTGTAACAGTAGGAGGGCCACTTGTTGAAATTTCCTATCCATGAGAGCGGCTCCAAGAGGATCTCTTGATGGGATCGGATCGTATCCAGGTAGATATTGAACGCTACTCGCTTGTCAGAGCCAGAACCTCCCCCAAGTTTTGACCCCGGTTGTGCTCCGACGATAGCCGGATCCATTCCTAGAGAATACAAAAGGTGAGATGAGGCCTCATTTGAGTCTTCGATGTACAAGCCATCTTTGATCTTGTTGTCAACTGCCTCAATTTTCCAACCTTGATACTCCTTTTGATGGGCAGGATCAGAGATGTAAGTGACCATCATGGAATTTCCGGCTGCCTCATCTCCCTTGAAAAACAATTCAAATCGGTCAATCTCAAGATTCTGGACAGCCAGTCGCTCCTTTTGATCCATCTTGGAAAAGCCTGGATACTTCCATTCCCACCACCAGCTGGGGACTTGAATCAGATTCTTCAAAGAGATCTGATTCTTCATGAGAGCCTTTTTGAATTTGGGAATGGACTGCGCTACGTCCAGCCATCCCGACTCACGCGCTGCATTCCAATCCACAAGAGGATAGTGAATCTCATCCTCTGTAGGATAGGCAAGTGGATAAATCAATTTGAAATCGTTCCCTGCTCGATAGCTTTCAGGATCTGCATAGATGTCGATGAGTGGAAGTTTCTCCACATAATCAGATTGCACACTCATCACTGATTCCCAATCCGCACAGACATACCCATTTGGGATTTGGCCTGATTCATTAGGCTTCGCAAATCGGAAGTGAGCGGTCTTGTAGCAGGATAAGGAATACACCTCAGATCGATCCGCCGTGAATATGAGTTTTGGTACTGCGAAGTAGAAGTAATAAAAGTTTCGTAGCGCTTCAATGTAGTAGCGGTGAATATGTGATCGCTTAAAAAAAGCTTCGACCTTTGGATCAATGACTCTTCGAAATTTCACATTGCCATTCCCATCGTCTTCATTGAATCCGTAGATGATTTCATCATAGGCAATCTCAGCCTGCTTCTTCAGTGTAGGACCGATGATTGTATTCTTACGAATCTCTTTGAGTACTCGTTGAGGAAATAGATTATCAGTCCCCCACATAACTATCTCTGTAGATTCGTTGGACTTGATAGTCGGCACCTTCATTAGGTGATGTGCTTTCAAATCAACTGTCTTATATATATTTCCTGTTGCTTTGGAATACACCACGCCAGGATTAATTCCTTCAATCACATTGCTCATTAGTAGAATACTTTTTGTCCGTTGAATTCGAGAAGTAATCGGATGTGAAATTTTCGCCTCATGCCATTTTGCAGCAACACATTACGTGTAGCATTGGTGTAGTGCTTTGGCTTTTTTGAAAATTCAGTAACAGGCAATTCAGGTTTTTCAAAACCTAATTTCCCTGCATTATTTTGGTTGAATGACAGTATTACATTATCCAATTTCATTATTTCACCGCCTGTTTTCCGGTTGGTATCACAGGTTACATATGTGATCGAGAAAGGATTTTCACCTTGCATCTTTTCCATCGCATCTTTGAGATGAATAATTTTCATAGTCAAATTTCAAGAGACTATCCAATGATATAGAGGACATGCAAAATCCAGTATCTTCTGAATTTGTATATCTGCAAAGCAAAAGTTTGCAATATTTTGATAATTAGATTTTTATACCGGCTAGTTCCCCGGCATACTGCAAAATCAAAGGATCATCCCAGCCATGATCTGTAGGAATTTGGCAATTTCTTTCAAAAAAAAAGGATATACGAACGGGTCGAATATCCTTTCACTGTAGTTAATATGTTTTTTCTAATTACCGATGTAAGCAGGCATCGTAGAGAAAGGATCTCGGACTATGCCCGTCAAATTGTAGTCAGCGGTGTCGCTGAGGTGAGTGGCTTCCTCCTGAGGTATGAGTGCATTGCGTTCACTGCTCTTATTCTTTTCGATTCCATTCCTTCCTTCTTTGGCAGGTGCATTCTGCATCGATATAAATGTGGCGTTGCAATTATCAAGATTGAATTCTACCAGTGGCAGTGCCGGATCTGTAGGCTTACCCTTCTTGGCGTTGCTGGTGTTCTGCAGCACCTTACCCCAAAGCAGGTATCGCTCCATCTGACCCAAAGGAATTGATTCATAACTCAGGTACACTATCCATCCTCTGGCCTCAAGGATCTTGGCGAACTGCTCAGCATAGGTGAGCTTACTATTGGCATGATGTACGTTACCATCGTGACCATAACTCATGTACACTTCCTTCTTGTTGTGGTAGTGGTAGTAGTCGCAGAAGTCACTGGCTAACTTATCCAGCAACTCCCCCTTAACATAGAGGTCTTTGATGAATCGCAGTGTGTTGATGCTTAGTAGGTATTGCGTGATGGTCAGGCTATTGATATGACTACCCCAGTCGACCGCTATCCTTAGAGGCTGCCCTCCTACCAGGTCGCTGTCCATACGGCAATCGGCTGTCTTAATGGCCGCCCCATCTTGAGTCAGGCCTGATATATATCCTTGGTCAAACTTATTGGAATAGCCGTGATCTGTCCGGTTAAGCAGGAAATAGAAGCCTGATTCAATGCCCTCTGGGAACCAGTTGAGCATCTCCACCATGAAGATGAAGTCCAATAGGGTACGGCGCATCTCCTTGATATAGGCCCAGCCTACATTCTCGATATTATC